CTTCGACATTTACAAGCTCAACTGTTGGCGGTTCTGGCGGTAGCGCGGGAACCAACTCTACTGATTTTATTGAGCTGGCTGGATATACAGATGTTCGTTTGACGATAACTTTAGGGAGCGGTGGCTCTGGGGGAGCAAGCGCAAGGTTTAGCGCATCTGGGGGGGATGGCGGTGCTGGCTTTGCTACCTATCAAATTCAAACCTCAAGCCTTGAGCAGGTTTATCTAAGTCCAAATTCTCCGATTGGTATAGGCCAGACATGGACAGATTTCCCTTCTGGAAGATCTTCATCAGTTCATTATAGAAACACAACAGACAAGCCCATTTTGGTAAATGTAGGTGAAACATCTAGTGGAACTGGCGCATTTTGGGTTTGGAACTCTCAATCGACCACGCCGACTGGAACAACGGGCGGGGTTCAAGTGGGCGGTACTGGTACATCAGGGGCGTTTAACAATTACGCTGGGGCAATAGTTCCAGTCGGAGGTTGGTATTATGTAACAGGTGGTACACCTTATATATGGGCTGAATTGAGGTAATAAGATGAAATCTTTTTTTGTACAAAGTGATGGGTCTTATTTTGTTGAAATATCTATCCCGTCAGAAAAGTTTTTAGAAAATCATCCAAGGCCAGAGGGTGCTATTGAGGTTGAGGTAAGGCCAGAAGAATATTACGATTACGTTAATGGTGCATGGGTCGAAAATGCAGATAGAAAAGTAAGTGTTCTTTCAGATCGCGCAAGGGTGGAAAGAAATGGAAAGCTTGTTTCTGAGGTAGATCCCATAGCTTCAAACAATCTCAGGTGGACAGAATTGACGTCTGAAAAGCAAGCAGAATGGACGCAATATCGAATAGACCTTTTGAATGTTCCCGAGCAATCTGGATTTCCAACTAGCATTTCTTGGCCCTCAAAGCCCGATTGATGTAAAACGCTTTATATGATACGTTCCCAGTATCGCCAAAAAGGAGACTTATGATATGGCTACTTTAAACAACAGGGTCTTTGATAATGGCCTTACGACTTTAGACACCGAAGCAAATAAAGTTCTTGTTACCTCACAGGAAGCTTCAACCTATGCAGAGGCAAATTCTACCTTTGCGCTAGGAAATTCAACCAGCCTTTCAATCGGCGCACCTGCGGATCGAAGCGGTGGCGGGCGTAAGGTTGCGGTGGCATCTATTACAGACGGCTCAGTAACCGCGACAGGCACGGCAACGCATTATGCGCTTGTAGATACCAACAATAGTCGTTTGCTTGCTACGGGCGCTCTTACGGCTTCTCAGGCTGTTACATCTGGAAACACATTTACCCTTGCGACTTTTGACATAGGTATCCCAGACCCTGCATAAGTAATTTCAATTAGGGGGCTGCTATGGCTTTAGTATTTGCGGATCGCGTCAAGGAAACCACAACCACAACCAGCACAAGCGATTATGCGCTTGCGGGGGCGGTAAATGGGTTCCAAACCTTTGCAGCTATAGGGAATGGAAACACAACCTATTACGTCTGCACGGATGATAGTGATTTTGAGATTGGCATCGGAACCTACTCAACAACGGGGCCGACACTAGCGCGAACAACTATCATAGCGTCAACTAATTCTGGAAATGCTGTAAATTGGGGGGCGGGATCAAAGAATATCTTCGTTTCAGAACCCGCCTCTAAAGCTTTCATTGCTGATGCAAGCGGTAATTTAAATATACCAGACAATAAAAAGATTAACCTTGGTAATGGGTCTGACCTACAGATTTATCATGATGGGTCGAATAGTTACATTAGTGACCAAGGCACTGGCAATTTAAGAATTGCGGCCTCTGATCGTGTTCAGTTTTACAATTCTGCAACAGATGAAGTTACAGCACAATTTATTGCAAATGGTGAGGTTGAGCTTAGATACAACAATGCAACCAAACTCGCCACCACCAGCACAGGCATCAGTGTAACAGGAAATATTGCGGCAAGCGGAACCGTTGACGGTCGTGATGTTGCAGCGGATGGCACGAAGCTAGACGGCATTGAAGCAAGCGCGGATGTAACGGATGCGGCAAACGTAAAGACCGCACTCACGGCCTTCTCTACGGGAACTGACGCATCATCTACGGATCTCATACCAATCTATGATGTAAGCGCGAGCGCATGGGAAAAGCAAACCGTTGCGAATGTTGCGCTCCAAGGGCCGCAGGGATCAACGGGTCCTACAGGGCCGCAGGGTTCTAAGGGGCAAAAGGGTGAAGTCGGCGCGGCAGGTTCTAACGGAGCTAAAGGCCAGAAGGGCGAAATTGGCGCTACAGGCCAAACAGGCCCGACAGGCCCAACTGGAGCAAAAGGCCAGAAAGGCGAAATCGGCAATACTGGACCTACGGGTAGCACTGGTCCTACTGGATCGACAGGAGCTAAAGGCCAAAAAGGCGAAGTCGGAGCCACAGGTCCATCAGGTTCAAATGGCTCTAATGGCGCTAAAGGTCAGAAGGGTGAAGTAGGAAACACAGGACCGACGGGCAGCATAGGACCGATTGGACCAAACGGACAAAAAGGACAAAAGGGCGAAGTCGGGGCTACAGGACCAACTGGGCAAACAGGATCAACTGGCGGTACTGGAAGCACAGGGGCTAAGGGTCAAAAAGGCGAAGTCGGAAACACAGGCCCGCAAGGGCAAAAAGGACAGAAAGGCCAAACTGGAAATACTGGGTCTACAGGCCCAACAGGCCCGACGGGGGCCAAAGGACAAAAAGGCGAGGTTGGCAACACAGGACCGACAGGAGCCACAGGCCCAGCTGGCGCTAAGGGCCAAAAGGGCCAAAAGGGCCAGACTGGCAACACAGGACCAACAGGCGCCTCAGGCCCGCAAGGGCAAAAAGGACAGAAAGGTCAAACTGGGAACACCGGACCCACAGGCGGCGGCGGGTCTACTGGGCAAAAAGGGCAAAAAGGACAAACTGGCCCAACTGGTCCGACAGGCCCAACAGGTGGGGGCGGATCAACAGGAGCTAAGGGCCAGAAGGGGCAAAAAGGACAGACTGGATCAGGCGGCAGCACAGGACCAACTGGCCCGACAGGCCCAACTGGACCTACTGGCCCAGCGGGTCCAAATAACATAAATGATATATATCTTGCTAATGCCATATACCATACGGGTGACACTGACACCTACATGCAGTTTCACAGTGCAAACCAGTGGCGCGTTGTGGCGGGTGGCAATGAAAGCCTTGAGGTTCGCAGCGGCGTTGTAAATGTTGATATGCTTGAAATACAAGGAACTGATGTAATTAGCACAGGTCGGCAATTACAGAACATTGCTTCTTTAGACAGCACAACGCAATCAACTATTGCGAGTGCTTTAGGGTTTTTGGTTGTTGATGTGTTGGTTGTAGCAGGGGGCGGTGCAGGAGGGATTAACAGATCTGGCGGCGGTGGCGCTGGTGGCGCTCTTGAAATAAACGGTGCGTTAACATCAGGATCATCCTCTATAGTTATTGGTGGTGGTGGAGCATCCTCTGGTTCTGTATCAAGCGGAACTAATAGTTCTGCGGGCGCTCTAGGCACTGCAACTGGTGGAGGTAGAGGCGCTACTCTTGGAACCCCTGCTGGACCAGCTTTATCTGGTGGATCTGGCGGCGGTGGTGCATCTCAATCATATACAAGTGGTGCATCTGGTACATCTGGGCAAGGTAACTCTGGTGGAAATGGCTACGGCGGTGCTGGTTTGTCTGGCGGCGGCGGCGGCGGTAAAAGTAGCAGTGGCAGCAATGGGTCTAACTATTATGGCGGCAGCGGTGGCTCAGGTTACACTTGGAATAGCTTTATAACCGTAGCTGGCGGTGGCGGCGGTGGCAACAATAGCAACTCTGGAGACGGTGGAACTGGCGGTTCTGGCGGCGGCGGTAAAGGAGCTAGAGGTTACGCTGTTGGTGCTGTTTCAGGAACTGCGAACACTGGCGGCGGCGGTGGTGGCGGCTCGGGCCAGATTTATGTAGCAACTGGATTTGGTGCAAATGGTGGCTCTGGGGTTGTTGTTATAAGATATGCTGGCGGGACTGCGGCTACAGGTGGCACTATAACTTCATCTGGTGGCTACACATACCATAAGTTTACGTCCTCTGGCACTTTCACGGTAAGTTAGTAGGAAAATAAAATGGGTCATTATGCAAAAGTATTAGATGGAACGGTGCTCAATGTTATCGTAGCTAAAGCAGATTTTTTTGACACCTTTGTCGATACATCTGCGGGTGATTGGGTAAAGTGTTCATATAATACTAGGGGCGGCGTTCATTACGAACCTAACAGCAACAACCCATCCTCTGACCAGACAAAGGCTTTGCGAAAAAACTTTGCTGGTGTTGGCTGGAAATATGATGGCGTAGGATTTTACGAGCCACAGCCATACCATAGCTGGACACTCAATTCAGACACATATCTTTGGGAGCCGCCCATTCCAGTTCCAGTCGTGGAAGATACCCTTTTTGATTGGGATGAGAATGCTTATCAGGCCGACAATTCTACTGGATGGGTAGCTTATTAAAAAGGAAATATAATGACCCGTCAAAATTGGCAGATGTGGTCGGGCGGTTTGTCAGATCAAGATATATCTCTAATATTTTCAGAGGCCGCAAAGCTTGATACGCAAGCGGCAACAACTTTTGATAATTCAGACGCAAGTGTTCGATCAAGCGATGTCGCGTGGCTTAGTGGGAATGAGGCCGTTCAGAATATTCTTTGGAAATATGTAAAGGCTGCAAACGATAACGCTTTTTATTGCCAAGTAGAAAATATATGCGACATTCAGTTTACAGAATATCATGCCAATAAGGGCGGTCATTACGATTGGCACATAGATGTGCACTGGAATGGTGACGATTTGAGGGATAGGAAGTTGAGCGTTACAGTGCAGCTTTCAGACCCAAGTGAATATGAGGGTGGGGGCTTTGAGTTTGCGGAATGTCAAACGCCAGACGCTTCTTCCCGCCTCAAGGGAACTGTTCTAGTTTTCCCTAGCTATTTGCAGCACAGGGTGTTGCCAATAACAAGCGGCACAAGAAAAAGTCTTGTTGCTTGGTTTGAAGGCCCAAGGTGGCAATAGTCTATCAAATCTCTCTGCATGGCGATGCTTTCGACGCAAGGGGGAAGGATTGGGCGCAAATAATAGCAGAGAGCGATTGTAAGCCCGATAGAGCATGGGTTGATCCACTTCTAGGTCGAGGGTTGCTTAAAACTGAATTTGGCTGCTCAGTGAGCCATTTTCGTGTGTGGCAAAAGATTGCCGCTTCTGGTGTTGCGGGGATCGTGCTTGAGGAAGATGTGGTTTTTTCTTCTTTTGATGTCGCGGAGATTGAAGGGTTTTTAAAGTCTCATGATAGCGTTTGGCTAGGCCATAGGGAAAACAGCCTTGGATATTGGTATAACGCTCACGCTTATGCCATAACTCCAAAGACCGCCGCCATGTTATGCGAGGGGTTCGCTGAAAATATTATTCCCGCCGATGAGTGGTTGCCCTTGAAGCTTAAAAATTCTTTTAACTATTTTTATAAGCCAGAACTTGTTAAGCAAATACCACGGTCAGTGAGGCCAAGTGAAATTGAAGGTGGATCAATGCAAACTCATATTATTACTGTTGGAACGGATGAAAATAAAATGTGGGGTCTTGAGCAATCAGCCAAGCGCCACGGTATAACGTATTTAAATCTAGGACAGGGCGTCGAATGGGGCGGCGGCACGATGGAAGGGCAGGGCGGGGGTCATAAGATAAACCTTGTTCGCAGCCATATTCAAACCTTACCTGATGCAGATACGGTTCTTTTCGTTGATGGGTACGATGTTTTATTTACAGATAACATTCATTCGATCAAAGAGCGTTTTGATGGGTTTGATTGCGATATTTTATTTGCAGCGGAAAAATCTTGCTGGCCTGAGCCGACAATAGCCCCTCAGTTTCCTATGACGCCTACGCCATATAAATATCTCAACAGCGGTGTTTATATGGGAAAGGTAGCACGGCTCAATCACTTCTTTAGCGAGACCATAGCAAATGACCAAGACGATCAGCTATGGATGCAGAAGCGGTTTCTTGGGGCTAATGGCTTAAACGTAAAACTTGACCATGAGGGATATATCTTTCAGTGCGATGATGAGGTCAGCTATGACGGTCAGCAAATATCTAACGGCATGTGTTGCCCCTGCATATATCACGGAAATGGCGGCGATGATGCAAAGGCTAGGTTCAATTCGTTAGCTGATAAGTTTGGATATATTCAAAACGCTATTGAAAGCCCGCCAGTAAATTCTTTGAGTTATGATGAGGTCGCAAAAGATATTCTTGTCGTTCCTTTTTTGTCAGAGGCGCAATGCAGAGAAATCATTGCAAAATCTGAGGCACTAGGTGGATGGGGCCAAATGGCGGGAGATAAGTTCCCCGCGCAAGAGATTAGGGCCGACAAGCTTGGGATATGGGGAGAGCTTGAGGCGGCGTGGAAAGATCGCTTTGGAAAGATCGCAGAAAGCAAATGGACACCAATGGAACACATAGGTTTGCGCGATGCTTTTACGATGCGTTATGCGATGGATACGCAAACCAGCCTTGGATTTCATACTGATGCGTCTTTGGTTACTGGAAGTGTAAAGCTTAATGAAGATTATGAGGGTGCGGAATTAGTATTCCCACATCAGAATTTTTCAAATATCAATGTTCCCTTGGGGCATTGCATCTTGTTTCCAAGCGCAGTTACGCACGGGCATAAGGTCAATCCGTTAAAGTCTGGTGTTAAATATTCTTTGACGATGTGGACAAGTCGGTATCAGGGTGACGTAAACATCTAAATTTGATATGGTGCGGGAAATAGAGGTTTGCCATGAACGCTTTAAATCCATTTAGTACACATCCATTTTCCGCAGATACGCATTTGTATGTTTTGAGCGGTCAAGCAATTACAACCGCCGCGCCTAGCGTTGCGACAACGGCTATTTCTCAAAATCATGCTCTAGGTGCTAATGATGTTACAACGGGTGCGCCTGTTCTTGGTTCGGCATTAATCGCTGGAAATCAAATTCTTCAACCGCAAGATATAACTGCGGGCGCTCCTGACGTTCCAACGGCGAACATGGCAGAGGATGAAACCTTTGACACTGCAAATCTGTTTACGGGTGCGCCGATTGTTCCTCATATTGCTCTTGTTCAAGAGCATATTCTTAGCTCAACGGCTATAACAACTGGCGCGGTTTCTATAGGCCAGCCAGCCCTTATACCTACAGTGCCTCTTTCAACTAGCGATGTTACAACGGGTGCGCCTACGGTTGGAAATACAACCATAAATCAAGATCATGTTATTGCGCCTCAAACAATAAGCACGGGGGCCGTGTCGGTTGCCTCTGCATCTATCTCGCAAGTGCATGTTTTGGAGGGTAATGATTTAGACGCGGGTGCGCCAGACGTAGGAACCGCAGGCATAACTCAAGTTCATATCTTGAGCGGAACTGGATTTGATGCGGGTGCGCCTAGCGTTGGCTCTACGGAGATAGATCAAGATCATTTAATAACAGCAAGCCCCATAACTACGGGAGCAGCGACTGTTGCGAATACGGTCATAAATCAAAAGCATGTCCTAGCTACGGCAGATGTTTCGACGGGATCGCCCGTTGTTGATAATTGCACAATGTCAGAGGAAGAAAGCTTTGACGCGCCCAACCTTGATACTGGTTCTCCTGTTCTTGGAACCGCTACGATAGCTCAGGATCATCAGTTGCTTGGCGCGGATCTAACATCAGGAAGTCCAGACCTTGGAACTGCATTAATAAATCAGACGCATGTCCTTGTCGGGGAAGGCTTTAGTGCGGGCAATCCTACGCTTGGAACGGCGGCTATTTCTCAGAACCATGTTATAACCCCACAGGGCTTTTCGACAGATCCCGTTGACGTTGGATCTCCGCTTATCGAGCAAGTTCATATCCTTGCAACTGCAGACGTCACAACGGGCGCTCCTAGCGTTCCAGATACAGCCATTACACAAGATCATATCTTCACAACGCCAGATATAACAACGGGCGCTCCCGTCATTGATAGCGGGGTTCTTAATCAAACGCATATTCTAGGCGGGCAAGAAATAACCACAGGATCGCCTAGCGTCCCTCAGATTGATCCAAACTTTATTTACGGGTTTACTACTGTAAATATATCAACAGGCGTTCCCAGTGTTCCAAGCACGGCCTTTGGGCAAGTGCATATTCTAACTCCAAACAACATTACAACGGGCGCTCCGATTATACCTGATCTTTTGTTTGATGCGGGCATAGGTAGATACGCAGATGAAAGAGATAGTGAAAATATTGTCATTGAGGCGCTTTCGCAGAACGTTGTGATAGAAACAGGATCGAAAAATTCAGCTATTGTTTTGCAGGTCAACGAGATTAACGAAGCTGCTTAACTTATACAATTTTTTCGTGTAGAGTGCGGCTAGAAACTAATGGACGCAGCGAATGGCTTTTTACATTAAGCAAAACGATACAGCACCGATTATTCTTGTAACCCTCAAAGATGGTAACGATGTTGCGGTGGATCTTACTGGCGCGACCGCCGTTTTTAAGATGCGGCCCGTTGGGCAAACTACAGTAAAAACAAGCGCCGCCGCGATTATTCATAACGCCGATAATGGTCAAGTTCGATATGAATGGTTGGCGGCTGATACGGATACAATAGGATCTTATGAGGCTGAGTTCCAAATAACCTTTACCGATGGAAAGATTGAAACATTCCCCAATTCTGATTTTATCAGGATAACAGTAACGGATGATATATCATGAGTGGATTAGTCGTAGAAACCCAGCCCGCAAGAGAGCCGCTTACTGTTATTGAAACGCGTGATAGCTTGAGGCTCGACGATGATGTAGATGAAACCCTTGTGATGAGCCTTATCATTGCGGCGCGGGAGTGGGCTGAAAATTACACAGGGCGAGCGCTCATAACTCGCACCATGCAGCAATGGATGGATGGGTTCGTTCCTGTTGATATGCCGTTGTGGGAAGGCTGGAAAACTGGTCCCGACATTGTCAATTATCAAAATCACATTGAGTTAGCCTTAGCCCCTGCAATCGCTGTTTCAGATATTAAATACTACAATGATGGGAGTTATGAAGATTTAGAATATGCCGTTACTGTGGCGGGTGGTGTTTTCGTTATTGATGGGGCTTCTCAGCCCACTTTAACCCTCAAGCGTGGTTCTACATATAGGTTCAAACAAGATGATAGCAGCAACGGAAGTCATCCTTTGCGGCTATCTACTACGGCAAATGGAACCCACGGAGGCGGCTCAGAATATACCACTGGTGTTACAACTAGCGGAACTGCGGGAAGTTCTGGTGCTTACATTGAGATAACTGTTGATGCCTCTGCGCCTGATGCGCTTTACTATTATTGTTCAAATCACAGCAATATGGGCGGGTCTTTTACCATAACAGATCAAGATACAGAGACCGTTTGGCCCGCAAAGAATTATTATGTTGATACGATCAGGGAGCCAGCCCGTGTTATTCTCAGGGATGGTGGTTCATATCCCACAGAATTGCGAGGCGCTAATGCATTAAAGATAACTTACACGGCGGGATATGGCGCAACCACTCAAAGCGTCCCAGAGCCTATTAGGATTGCTATGATGCAGTATTGTGCTTTTATGTATGAGCATCGCGGAGACTTTGAAAGGTTCCCCCCTCCGCAGCCTCCTAAGCTCCTAACGCAGCTTTTGCAGCCATATCAAATAATGCGTTTCACTTCGACGCCATATAAGGGAATGGTCAGGGCAGGGATCGGCTAAATGTCTATCGGAGATATGCGAAATAGGCTTGAGTTACAAGCCGCAACAAGAACCTCAGATCAGGGCGGTGGATCTTCTATTGCTTGGACGAAGGTGGCTACTATTTTTGCAAGCATAACTCCGCAATCTTCTAATGAGGCGGTTTTTGCAGATAAGCTAAGGGACGTTCTTAGAAGCACGGTGCGTGTTCGATACAGAACAGATTTAACAACTGCCAATCGCTTGGTTCAAACATATCGCCGCAACGGCGTTCAAACCACAAGAACCTTCACGATCAATGGTGTTTTGAACGTGGACAATAGGTTTAAGTTTCTTGATCTTGATTGTGAGGAAGGTGTGGCCTCATGACAAGCATTAAGGCAAGGGTAACGAGAGCTCCAAAATATGCTAAGGTCGAGGCTAAATATGCTTCTGTTGTTAAAAACATTATAGCGTCTGGCGTCCAAGATACCATGAACACTGCGAAAACAAGCATACAGCAACACCAAAGCAAGGGTAGAACTTATGGTAAGCACACCGCCTCCGTTGCTGGTAATCCTCCAAACTCTGATACTGGATTTCTCGCAAACAACATTTTTATGGTTTTAGATGCGGATAAATTTGGCGGCGCTGTTGAAAGTCGTGCAGATTACTCTGGCTTCCTTGAGTTTGGCACAAGCAAGATGGGCGCTAGGCCATATCTTCAACCAGCGCTTGAGGAAAATAGGCCAAAGATCAGAAGAATGTTTGCACGTTTGCGGTCAAGGGGCGTTTAAATGGCGTTACACTCATGGAACCTACAAAAAGCGATATACGCAAAGCTAAACGATGCAACCATATCTGGGGCCACCGTTGCAGACGTACCAGTATATGATGATATTCCAGAGGGAACTTCTGCGCCATATATCAATATTGGAGAAGAAACCGCCATCAATGATGGCACGAAAACCGTGGATGCGGTGGAGCATACACTAACCATTCATGTTTGGTCTGAATATCGGGGCAGATATGAAATAAAGCATATTATGGAACAGGTCTACCAAAACCTTCATAATGCTGCTATAACTGTGTCAGGTGCTTCACTGGTAAACATACGGCAAGAGTTCGCCACAACCCTTGAAGAACCTGATGGAATAACGCGGCATGGGGTCATGAGATTTCGCGCCATTGTGTTTGATAACTAAGGAGAAAGAACATGGCGGCACAAAAAGGCTCCGCAATGCTACTGAAGATTGATATTAGCGGCACGGCAACAACTATTGCTGGGTTGCGTTCAACTTCAATTTCAATGAACGATGAAGCGGTTGATGTAACAACCAAAGATAGCTCTGGCTTGAGACAGCTTTTGGGGGGCGGCGGCGTCCAGTCATTTAGCGTTTCTGGATCAGGTGTGTTTACAGATGATGCCTCGGAGATAGCTCTCCGCGCTGCTTTTGATACCCAAAGAACACAGGGAACATTTACTGATTTTGATATTTTCATTCCAAACTTCGGAACATTCGCGGGGCCAATGATGATAGCCTCGATTGAATATGCGGGTGAATATAACGGCGAAGTCACATATTCAGTAACCCTTGAGAGCGCTGGAACCTTCGCGTTTACGGCTCTGTAAGAATGAGTTGGCTCAGTGTTGAAATAGAGGTTGATGGCTCAACCATTTCTGGCTGGGCCAAATCAAATTCTCAAAACGAATTTGCAGTAGCTTTCTCCTGTGGCCTTGAGGTGGGTGGACATTTCAAGGCTGGGGGGAAATCATATATTGCAGAAACCGTGACCGATGTATTGGATCGCGGAGAACAACTTCTAATAGGTGGAAAGGAAGTGAAACATGACAAACCCAAATCGCGGGGAAATGCTCATAACGCTGGGCGAAAAAACTTGGAACTCAAGGGTGACAATGGACGGGCTGGCGAGGATTGAGGCATTTTGTGGATACGGAATTATCAAAATTCTAGGAAAGCTCACTGAGGGCGATCTTACCACAACAGAAATTTGCGGCATAATTCATCCGATTGTGAAGGGTGGCGGCAATGATGTCTCCATGAAGGATATTCAGAGGGCGGTCTGGGATGCTGGGCTGGCTGATGCAATGCGGGTTTGTGGTGAGGTATTAGCCTCTGCCCTTAACGCGGGGCAAGACGAGGGAAACGAAGCAACGGCGGGAGCAGCGTAGAGAATTTTCCTTGGGCTGATTTCATGCAAATCGGTCTGGGAAAAATGCAGATGAGGCCAGATGATTTTTGGAACATGAGCCTTGTTGAGTTCTATGCTGCTTTAGAAGGTTTTGCAGAGTTCAATTCTGGGGGAGCGCCGCCGCCCCTTCATAGGAATGAGCTAGAGGACTTAATGGAAAGGTATCCAGATTAATGGTTACAACAGTTGATACCCTTCTAGTCCGCATTGAAGCGGATATGTCTGATTTAAAGCGGTCTTTGGATAAGGTTCAAAGAGACGTTGATAAATCTTCCCAAGGCATAGCTGGCGCATTCAAGCGCATCGGAACCGCGATGAAAGCCGCCGTTGCAGCGGTTATTGTTCAGCAAGGGGCGCGAGCGGGTATGGCGCTTGTAAACCTTGCCTCTGATGTTGAAGAAATGCAGGGCAAGTCTAAGGTCGTATTCGGGGCTTTCAGAGATCAAACCGTTGCGGCACTAGAGGCTTTTGGAAATGAGGTTGGCCGCTCTACTCATGAGCTTGAGCTTATGGCCTCAAGTATCCAAGACACCTTTGTCCCAATGGGTTTTGCAAGGGGCGAGGCCGCAAAGCTTTCTGTTGATCTGACTAAGCTGGCTGTTGACGTTGCGTCATTCAACAACGCCAACGATACCGAAACTATGGAGGCGTTCCAAAGCGCCTTGGTTGGAAACCATGAGACGGTCAGACGTTTCGGCGTTGTCATAACTGAGGCAACCTTGAAGCAAGAGCTTTTGCGGATGGGTATAACCGCCACAGGTGACGCGGTATCAAACTCACAAAAGGTTCAAGCCCGTTTAAATTTAATTCTTGCGGGCACAACTGACGCGCAGGGAGACGCAGCGAGAACCGCAGACAGCTTTGCAAACCAAATGAAAGCACTTAAAGCAGAGCTTTCTGAGGTCGGGGTTGAGCTTGGAACTATTTTGCTTCCCTTTGCAAAAGACCTTGTGACCACGTTCAGAAGCCTTACAGATGCAACTCGTAAATTCTTGGCGCAGCTTGGCTTGATTGATTTGACCCCTGCGGATCGCATTGGGATGTTCAATCGCCAGCTAGAAAAGACAGAAGATTTATTGAATAATCTTTCGGACGCAGAGGGAAACTCAGATTTCTTGCAAAACATTGCTAGGAATGCTGGCTTTGATATAAATAATTTTAGAGGCTCAACAGAAGATTTATTCAACGCCTTGCAAGCAGACTTAAACGCAAGGGCAGAAGATTTAAGGCTACAGATTGATCTTCAAAAATTGCTTCAAGAACGGCCTGATGCGGGCGGTGCTGGTGCGGATGCGGGGGGCGGTGGAAGCGAGCCATTCAAGGCTTCTAAACAGCAACAGAAAATCGCTGGTCAAAACGCCGTAATGGCGAAAAGAATACAGATGCAAGCGGATATTAATCAGCTTACAAAATCTGGAAACCTTCTTGTCGCAGAGCATGTAAAAAAAGAATTAGAATTATTCGACGCAAATGTTAAGCTTGCTGGCGAAGCGGATCGTCTTGGGAAAATAGAAGTTCAAAGGCTGATTGCCCTTGGGCATACAGACAATCTTACCCAAAAGCTTGTTATTGATAATATTGAACTTACAGCTTCTCAGACAGCTTTGACCAATTCTGTAAAGCTTTCAGCGGAAGCCCTGAAAGAATATCAGGAATTAGTTCAAGAGGGGGTGGATTTTGTAAGAGCCAATATAGACAACAATTATGAATTTGAGAAAAGTCAAACTGCCCTAAATGCAGCACTTGCAGCGGGTGCGGTAAACGAAGAAGATTATAGGGCAGCTATGGCGCTTTTGGCCCTTGAGCAAGCAAGAACTTTGCCCTTGTTTAGCGATTTCGAAAATGGAATGCTGAATATGGCAGATAATATTTCGGGCGCATTAGCCGATATGTCTCAAGGTGCCAAGCTTACGTTTAGAGATTTCCAGAAAATGTTTGATGCTTTTGTGCGCGATATGATTGCTCAAGCTATCAAGCTTTTAATTGTGAACGCAATCTTGCGGGCGATGGGGGTTCCTTTGCGTTACGATGGCTCTGGTTTTAAAGCGGGAAAGGGAACCGCTTTCGGTGGAGCTATACAAGAAAGCGCAACGGGCGGCGCAATGTCTAGGGGCAGACCCTACCTTGTCGGAGAGCGCGGCCCAGAGCTTATTATTCCAGCCTCATCAGGAACAATTAAAAACGCTCACGATACCAGAAACGCCATGAAGGGCGGCGCTACGGTGGTCAATCAAACTATCAATGTTGAAACTGGGGTATCTCAAACGGTTCGCGCTGAAATGCTTTCGTTGCTGCCAGTCATAAAACAGGATACACTGGCGGCGGTCGCGGATGGAAAACGGCGCGGCGGCTCATTTGGACAGGTTCTTTCGTAATGGCACTTATCACAATGCCCAGCACCCCAGCGTTCTCAGCGTCCACTTGGTCGATCAAGCGGGCCGTGGCGCAAAGCAGAAGCCCATTTAGCGGCCATGAGCAGGTCTATGAGTATTCAATGGCATGTTGGCAAGCAACTGTTACTTTGCCGCCTATGAAGCGCTCTCAGGCGGGCGCATGGCAAGCCTTCTTTTTGAAGCTGCGCGGGCGGGCCAATACGTTTTTGATGGGCGATCCTGACGGGCAGTCAAATATTGGCACAGCCACAACGGTATCGGTTACAAGCGGAACCCATGCAATCGGAGATACTACTATTCCCCTGACCCTTAACGGCACTTTGAAGGCTGGCGATTATGTGCAGTTTGGAACCAGCGCCACATCTCAGCTTCATATGATTGTTGCAGATATGTCAGGAACGGGAACCGCTACAATCGAGCCATCGTTAAAAGTAGCAATTAGCGGGTCTACATCTGCCTCAATATCTGGTACAACGGCGGTAATGAGAATGGATAGTAACGATCTGGGGTGGGATGCAGATCATGTTAGCAAGTACGGCTTCTCATTTAGCTGTACGGAGGCCTTATGAAATTGAGTGACGCAATACTTTCTCCCGCTGTTGCCGCTGGCATAGCTATTGTTGCCGCATTGGGCGCGATTTTAAGGTTTGTATTTACCAACCAAAAAAAGATCGCTGTTCTTGAGGCTCGCTATGATGACATCAAATATCTTCTCAAAGAAATGCGCGATGAGCAAAAAGAGCTTAGACGCGACGTTCAGAATTTAGCCCGCAAATAAAATGTGATATGGTGGGGGCATGATTTGCGCCCTAACTTCAATCGCTTTTGGAATGTATCCCTTTGGGGTGATGTTCAAGGCGTGTCGTTATGGATGCCCGCCGCCTTCGTTTTATTACCATTACCCAAAGGTCATAAGAATAATCCCAGAGGCAGATTGCCCTCGGTATGTAATTGTGGGGCGTGATACATGATTGATCCATTTACAGCGCTCGCGGCCGTAAAATCTGCGGTGGCAGCGGGCAAGGAACTGGTCAACGTAACCAAACAAATCGGAGAGTTCTTTGATGGCGTAGATGATTTGCGCGCAGCGCATGAAAAAAAGAAGAACAGCCTTTTTTCTGGTTCAGATGAAAACGCTATGGAAACCTTTGTCAATTTGCAGAGGGCCAAGGACGCCGAGGAGGAGCTTCGTCAGATCGTAATTGCAACCAGAGGTTTTAGCGCATGGGGTGAATTGCAAGCTATACGGGTGCAAGCAAGGAAGGATCGTAAGGCAAAAGCGGAAGCGGAGAGAAAACGAAAGGCAAAGATGGTTGAGCGCATCGTTATTTATGGCGGCGCAACTATCATTGTGACGATTATGCTTGGAATAACGATTGTGATCATTCTGGCAAAGCAGGGTCGAATTTGATGGCTGATGGCTTGAGCGGAATTGGATCTATGCCCTTCAATGTTGGGTCACACATTCATGAGCAAACCAGAGCGCGTGAGGCTATCGAAACACATTTGGCAGAGCAGAGGGTGGAAAAAGAACATAGGTCTAATCACAGCCACTTAGAGGCGCTGGCAAAGCAAACATTGGACTTGCAGCAAAGTTATGATAGGTTTGGGCGCAAGACTACAGCGGATAGACCGCAGGGAACTAAGATAAACATAGAGGTTTGACATGGCAAACACGTTTGAAAAGATCCTTCAATATCGCCTGATGCCACGAATTATGATGTTGGTTATGACTATCATGTATATAAAGGTCATAAATTGGGGAATGAGCCTCGAAGATTTAAGTACGCAACAATCTGCAATGATTTCAGTTGTCAGTGGCGCCATGACTGGCACGATAGCAGTGTGGCTTAGTTCAGAAAAATGATACAAGCATTCATAGGCCCAATAGCAAACCTCGCGGGTAGCTGGTTGCAGGGCAAAGCGGATAAGACCGCAGCGGAAGCAAAGTTGAAGCTCACTGAAGCAGAAACCAAATCCAAGATACTTCTCAGCGAAAAGACAAGCGTTGCTGATTGGGAACGGATCATGGCTCAGGGAACTCAAAACTCATGGAAAGACGAATATCTTGTTTTGCTTTTTTCTTTGCCCCTGATTTTATGTTTTACTGGAGAGTGGGGGCGCAGCGCTGTGGCTGATGGTTTCGCTGCATTGGAGAAAATGCCAGAGTGGTATCAATACACTTTGGGCGTGATCGTAGCGAGTAGCTTCGCCGTGCGATCTGCAACGAAGTTTTTTAGGAAATAAAAATGGCAGATGTAAAGGTTCCCTTGGCGCTTGTCGCTGCAATGGTCGCTCAAGTTATCGCTGGAACTTGGTATTTCGCAGAGCAATCCCACAAGATTGACGTTCTGGTTGAGAAATTAGCCATTCTGGATGAGGTCGTTCTTACGCTTGAGGCTGACAATCAAGCGCTCATAACCTTTGCAACCTTCACAGAGAATAAATGGGCAGAGGCTTACAGCGAAGATATGACTTACGTTCGCACCTTTGGAACGAAGCCCGCACAGGAGGATTAAATGACCTTAGCCATGCAAAAGCTGCAAGAGCGCATAGGAGCGTCTACAGATGGGTCTTTTGGCCCCAATACCGCACGGGCCATTACAAAGCACTTCGGCCTCTCAGCGGAGCGCTCAGCGCATCTACTGGGTCAAGCATCTCATGAGAGTGGTGGATTTACTCGCGTTTGCGAAAGCCTCTACTATAGCTCTCCCGATAGGATTAGAAAGGTTTGGCCTACCCGTTTCAAGACCGTGTCTGATGCCGAGCCTTATGCAAGAAACCCAAAGGCACTAGCAGATAAGGTTTACAGCAACAGAATGGGAAATGGAGAAAACGAAGGGAGTGTTTTCATCGGGCGAGGATTTTTGCAGCTTACGGGCAAAGATAACTATCGTTCATTCGCTTCTGACATGAGGCTCCCAGAGGTCATGACAGATCCGTCTTTGATTGAAACCGACTATGCGTTTGAAACTGCTTATTGGTTCTTTGAGAAAAATAAACTTTTTAAAATCGCAGATGAGGGCGTCGATACCGACACGATTGAAAAGATTACCAAGCGCGTAAACGGTGGGTATCATGGCCTTCAAGATCGGATGGACCAAACAAATAAGATTTATGGCTGGCTTACATAGTGCGCTTTTTTATTGAGGTTGGTTCTTGTGATTTTGATACCTGTCTTCAGTTAGCGAAGAATGGTTGGAGGGGCATGGTCTGTGAGGCCAACCCAGAGATCTTTCCAAGGGTTCAAGAGATTTTTGATGGATATGAAGTTCAGTGTTTAAATTGCGCTGTAACAGATCATGATGGTGAGGTTGAGCTTGCGCTTGCGGCCGGTTGGGGTTGGGCTAAAGGTATCTCACACATTACAAGCTCAAATCATTTAGGCAAAAGGCTCAGTGATGATCCTCGAAATGCAAACAATTTTAAGCCCCCAGTTCCGGTTCAAGGTTACACGCTTGATACCGTGATGCTAAAATCGCAACTTCCAGTTATTGATTTTTTAAAAATTGATACTGAGGGCCATGAATTAAATATCTTGAAGAGCTTTAGCTTTGATATGAGGCCAAAATTTATTAAGGTAGAGCATAGGCTGACAGACGATATTGAAATAACAAAAATACTAATGAAGCAAAACTATTTAACTTGGACTGAGGAAAACGATATTTACGCGGTAGGTTGATTGTGAAATAAAGCAGGTCGGGGCTAGCGCATAGGTAAACCTGTGACGGAGTGTGATGTTCTTGCTGGCCCCACGAAAAACCCCGCCACCTGATTGGGTCAAGTGACGGGGGAGAGGGGAACCAACCAACCCCTCATCTACGCCGCATGGGAGGACGCGGCGTTCTGTTCTAGTTTCCGCTTCCTTCGATATTGATTTACAATATTACGGCTACAATCCAATATTGCCACAATTTCATCGGTGGTCATATCTTTATCTAAAAGCTTGTTGATTTTTGTTTTATATCCATCTGGCCTCCCACGCCGACCTCCGTGCTTTTGCTTTGCAATAAAATCTTTGCTCTTACCCCAAGATGGATTGTCTCCCAAAGAACCTTTGGCCTTGACGTACTTCATGTCTGATTTTGCCATTTCTTTCATTTTGGCCGCTATCAGGTTTTCATCCATAGATATTTTTTCCTTCTTTCTGCAATGATAAAGTAAACGATTTTAGCTCACGCCTTGCACGATCTAAGTCATGCTTAACATTGGGGTGGGGGTCTAAGCGGAAGCTTTCATCTTGTAGACGATCTACTTGACGATTTAGAAAAACCAAATGTGCGCGATCTTGGGGTGTAAGTTTCTTCATAGTGCCTCCTTTGCATATTGGGCCAATCAATATTGCGGCGCTTCACAAAATTATTCAGATGCCCACGTTCCATTCCTAAGATCAAAGCCGCCTTTGTTTGGGTAAAATTCATCTTGGCAAAAGATGCGACTAAATCAATCTTTTCTCTTTCATGCCGTTCATTTATTTGATCCCAAGTCTCAAGCTTCGGCATTTTCACCTCCATTTGAAGAAACCAGACTTTTCAATTGGTCCCATTTTTGCGCCTTCTTTTCTAGTTTATAAAATCTTTCCCCATAGTATTTTTCCATATGCGCAAGTTCTTGCCTATATTCCTCTACCGCTTCGTCTTTGTATTCTTGAATGGCTTTATGAAGTCGGCTTTTCTTATGGGAAGATACATCACCATTTTTGCTGTAAATCGTTATTGAGCTTATTTGATGGTTTTTTAATTCATCTTCGGCAAAGTTTGTGGCTTCTACTCGGGTTTCAAAAAATCTATGAACGCACTTAGTTCCCCTGTGAACTATAAGCTGCGAACTGTTTTTTCCTACTCTGTATTCCCAACAATCTTTTTGTTCATTTTTTCTGACTGTTGCGGGTGGATACCAGTGATCAAGATTGCTGGACATTATACATTTACCTCCATGTCTGTATAAAAGATGTGCTTTCCAACCCTTCCAAGTAGGTCGAGACTGTGACGCCATATAGGCCTCGCGTAGTCGGCGTGATAGTAAAGCGCACCGTGGCCAAGAAAATTGCCATTAAGCGACTGTGTGGCTTGCTCCTGAGCTCTCAGCCACGCTTGCTTGTGTTTGGGGCGCTCTGGCTTGCCGTCGCAATAAAATGAAAACTGGCAGTCGTGAGCTTTCGGTCCTTTGTCTTGCTTTACAACGGCGCAAACATTGTCGGGCCAACGCCGATCTTCGACACGGTTCAAGATTACTTCCGCAACAGCAATCCCAGCGTCAGGGTTCGGTTCATTGCGGGTTTCATAATAAATCGCCATAGCAAGGCACATTGCTGAAGTTATCATTCTATGACATCCTTATTTTTAAACGTGAGATTGTGCACCTTGCAAAACTGGTAAACAGATTGGCGGCTCATACCCAACTCTCTAGCGGTTTGGCTTGGAGTGAAGCCTTGATCTATTTTAGATTGGAAGAGCGCTAAGCGCTCCTCCTTTTGTTTTTCGAGAAGTTCATTCCAGTCAGTCATTAGGCCCACCCCATGCTTGCGGCAAAGATCCAGCCTAAAGAGGCTGAACCGATTATTGTAAAAATGATTAGGTCTTGCTTCCAATTAGTCATTGGTAAGTTCCTCCACGCGGTTCATGTAAACAGTCAGCGCAACCGTCAAGTCTTTGAGCGGCGCGTTCTCAGCGCACTCCTTGATTGTTGTCCAGTTATGCGGTCTGCCATGTGGGTAAACTGCACTATTTAAATGACCGACTGGTTGCATGGATGCTTCGGATACGATTTCAGATTGCGGGCGCATTTGATCGCCAGAGTTTTTGATCTTTGCAAACCGATCTAAAACTGGCAGCAGCATCTGCGCAACTTCATCGGGTGTGACGCGATTGCTTGAAGCAGATTTTTCAAGCTTGTCTAGGGTTTCCCCGATATGCTTAACACGATTGCGGTTTGTAGGGTTGTCGAACATAGTTTTACCTCCTATGCGTTGCAGATATGGGCAGCTGACCCATGTTGGTTAACAGCGTAAATCATTGTGCGATTATCGCCAAAGTTTGAAGCAAATTTTTTCGCTTCTTCGATGCAAGGAAACTCATCGCGGGTGCGGTTGAAACGATTGCGTCCGCGAACAGCAACAAAGTGAGTGGCTTGATTGAAGATGTTTTCTTCGTGAGCAGTAGTGAACTTCATTTTTAATTTCCTCCGTTTCGATAAGGGTAGTATGCCTGAGTTTTTTCATATTGTAAATAGTTTATTTACAAAAAATTGTATTAATAGAAAATAAACGGGCCAGCCTTTGGAAAATCTAGGAAAAGAAAAGCTGACCCATGCCCGATCACCCTATGGAGTAAGGCTCGGACTGCCAAGGTTGGGAGGGAACAATTGTAAAACCCCCCCCTGCCGCACTCATGGCTTACGGTGGGTGTTATCTTTCACCCAGTAAAAAATAACGGGCAAACCTTTTTCCATTGAGGTCTGACGTTTCCATCGTGGTTTCAATTCTATAACCCTCATCCTTGAGGTCAGCGATACGCGCCGCCAATCTTGTGCAGCGGAACATATGGATTGCCTCCCAAGAGCTTAGACCCCCATTGGTTTGCTGAAGGTATGAGAGTATTTTTTTCCTATGAGTTTCCATCACAAAGCCCCCCGAAGCTTCGAGGCGAGCTCAGATTTTTTATTTACATCTGCATCTAAAAAATCGAGCAAACCTTTCATACCTTGCTCCCAAGCCAAAGTTTGCGCTTCATCATATGTGAGCGATTGGTCATTATCGGTGATATAATCAACGTGCATTTCATGCGCGTCCATCATAAATTGCATTTTATCGTTCATATCGTTCCCCATTTATTCGATGTTAATACATCCCAGAAGAAATCTTCACCAAAATCTTCCATGAGCTCTTTCGTCAATCGAGCAGAAAGCTTTTGGGCGCGACTACCATGCCAAAGCCTTGGGGTTGGATCATTTTCTTCTTCGCAAACAAGGACGTCTATTTCCCAAGAGCGATACGACAGGTTTACCCAAGCGTGATTTTTTGCAGTTGCTGACATTTTTACCTCCATAAAATAATAAAGAAGGGGGCAGCGCCCCCCCCGATATCAGCCCAAGTCAGCCCAAGCGCGGCTGTTAATAGCACGGGCGATGATTTGCTCACGATCCCGTGTAACCGCCTCTGGGATCTTGTGGCCGTCTGTGTGGCTCGCCCAGTGCGTAAGGCAATTGTAAAGCGCCCACTTGTTGCGACCTAACCCCGACATTTCTTGCGAAAGCTGTTCAATCAAAATGTTTACCTGTTTTTTGTTGAAAGCAAATTCTTCCGCTTTTGACTTCACAGGAACAACGTCAGTTTTGAAAAATTGGTGCGCTTGCTCAACGTTTATTTTTGTAGAGCGATAATTATCCCAAAGTTCTTTTTGGTTTTGAAATATATTTAGGCCGCGTTCAATTTGATTGACGGTTGAGCTTATATTGAGATTAGTTGTGTGACGCGCCCATATGCGGGCAATCGTGTCTGCGCTAGTGCAACCGTTAGTGCACCACAAGCGCAATCCATCAGTTTGATTTTGGTATGCCCAAGAACCATCGTAACTATTGAAGGCGGTGGCCCGAAACTTAACGTAATCACCAACTTCTGGCTCAGTAACAATATCGTTGAAAAGAACCTCGACTTTCAGCTTACGGCCATCGTCGAGTGAAGTTACATTGAAGTCAAAGTCACCGCTAATATTTGCTTTTTTGATTGCATCGTACTGAGCGTTAATGACGGTTTCATTTGAAAGCACGGTGTAGCTTTCGTTGTGAACGTGGAGAAGCTGGTTTGTATCACCGCGAAACAAAGCTTTAAATTTTGGGATTTCTCCGTAGCCATCTACCTTGAGTGGTTTTTCCATGACTTCAAAGCAAGCAGCGTCTATTGATGCTTGAGAAAGTTCGTCAATCTGTGTCGTAAAGTCCAACATTTTTAACCTCTTTTGTAAGTGTTGCATTTACTCTTATGCTCTCGCTCTGGACAAATGTAAATAGTTTTTTTACATAATGACAAAAAAAATGGAAAAGAAGATGAATAAAGTCGAAATAGAAGTATCTGGACAGCCTCAAGGAAAGGGTCGCCCAAGGTTCACAAGAACAGGTCGCGCTTATACACCGTCAAAAACAAAAGAGTATGAGGGCCGAATTAAAGCAGCCACTTGGGCGGTCATGCGTCAGCAATCACGTGTAGCAACTGACAAGCCTGTTTACGTGGAGATAATCGCTTTTATGGAGATACCGAAGTCTTGGCCCCAGAAGAAAAGGCTTGCGGCTGAGTTTGGAGCGATACGGCATATGGTTAAGCCGGATGTCGACAATATAGCGAAAGCTGCTCTTGATGGGATCTCAGGAGCCCATGGGGTAATTCAAGACGATAAACAAGTTCATACGATGAAGATACAAAAACAGTACTGTCACCCCGCCCGTGGGCCGGTTCTCTACATTTCTGTTTCTTGGGAATAAGACCAGTCAGGGCCATACTTTTCGAGCCAAAGCTTAGGTTCCCTGTGTAACGCTGTTTTGCTACTGTCAAACAGCCCTTGGTGATGACCTTCGCACAGTGGTATCGCTGTATTATCAGAGCGCTTGTGAGTTCCATATCGGTTGTGAATAGGGTGGTGGGCTTGCGTTGGGCTTTGCTGCACCTCGCCAAAAGTTTTACACACAACGCAATGCTGCTCCCTAATCCATTTTAAGAAAGCAATGTCTTTTTTATTTTTGGGCTTCTTCAATCCAAGCGGGGGCTTTTTCATCAGGTTTGACATCATTTTCCTTTGAATTGCTGTGCTTGCAGTTTTCTGAAGGTGCCGCGCCACATTTTCGGCATGGCTCCCCTAAGCTCCTCATTGGGTTTGGATTTGCAAGATTTTTCATAGGTGGTCAAAATTCCCCGCAAGAACCTCAGAAACCCGACCACTGTTTACCCGCAACTCGGTGGCAATTGTTTGTAAATCCTTGCTTGGGTTTTTTGTTACTTCTTTTTTGATAGCGTCACGAATATAAGCGGTCATTTTTCTGCTTTTGACGGGAGCTTTCCTTTCTTTGTATTTGTCTCGATACATCAGCCCCAACGCTTCTCGCAACTTAATACGCGTTTCTACTTGAATATTGTGGTAGTCTAAGACTTCTTCAATCTTAGCCCGCGCCTCTGGTATTTTCGGTTTACCTGTCATCCAAAACCTCCATTGGGTCAAACCCAATCGTTTCCGATAATTTTTGCATCGCAGTTTCAAAATACACTGAAAAAGCTTTTTGATCCATCTTTGTGTAAGCAATACTGTCAGGTGTGTAGTAAATAGACCCTGTTGTTTGATTTACTACCGTTCTGTAAAAACCGCATATCATCTTCAAATCATCGTGAAGATGCGAAGCTGTGGCCCAAGCGCCAGTTTGCTTAACGACCCTACCTAGAACAACCCAATACAGCTTGTGGTGGGGGTCTGAGCGCCTTGAGACTGGCTTTACGTCAAAAAGCTGACCATCTGGGAAACCTTCAATAGTTTCCGCGTCATAAATAGAAATGGGCAAAAAATGCCCATCTCTTTTTTCCACTTGGATTTTAGGTTTTATCTTCGACATCTGGGAATGGCTGTTCGCCAAAGAAAGATGATGTAATACGCAAAAAGGCTAACTGCTTCATGTTAAGCATACCTAAGCTTTCGGACATTTTTTCTTCTAAGTCCGCAACCCTTTCTTCCGCTTTCATCCTTTCAATGTTGATTTTGTTTGCAAGGTTGACCGCGTTTTCCTCATTTTCCCTAGCATGGTTTGCATCGTCTTTGGTGTTTTCTAAAGCAAACCTAAGGGTTTCAATTTTACTCAAAGCGGCGTTCAGTTCAGATTGAAGCTTCGAAGGGCGACCCATTTTCTTTTTAACTGGCTTAGCACTCATCTTGAAAACAACCTTCTCTTTTTAGGGAATGGAAAAAAGATTGCACCAGTCTCGACTTCAACATCATCATCGTTGTAGTGGGCTGGTTGGCTGAAATCATCCAGCATGAAATCTTCAATTGTCTGCGTTTTAACGCATGCTCTAGTGTATTCACCCGCATGAGCATGTTTAGAGCCATTGCTTTTGGTTGTTGATATTTTGTAACCAGAAGGATCAGTTTCCAATAAAAGGTAATTTGTTCCACGGTCATCTTTGACGTGCTGAAATGTGCACCTGTCTCCAACAACAATTTTTGCCCTTCGCATCACTGTTTCTGAAATAGCGCAGGAAAATGTAGAGTGCTTTCCAACATGCAGTTTAACTGTGGAGCCAGTGCTTCCCTTGGTTACGTTTGGCTGTATTTTTTTAATGATGGTATATTTCATTTCAGTTACCTCAAAATGGGATTTCGTCGTCTACGTCACGACTGTTTGAGCCTTGGGTTTGATTTCCCTGATCATAACCTTGGCTTCGGCCTTCATCGGCCTGTTGCTTGGCATTGTTGCCTAACAATTCGACATCTCTTACACGGCAACCAATATAGGTTTTCCCATTATATTCGCGGGTCGTGAGTTCACCCTCGACATAAACTTGCTGCCCCTTTTTAGTGTAAGGGGCGAGGGAAGTTGCCAGCTTACCCCAGATAGAACAATCAATAAATGTTACCTCTTTTGTCCGGCGGTCATTTCTAGCAATGCTGAAATTTAAAACCTCACTATCCCCAAGGTTTTTAAGCTCGCTGTCGCGTGTGATGTTGCCGATAGCAGTAATTTTTAAAGTCATTTACTTAAACCCCGATATAATTTCATTTTCTTTTTCCTCCCAAAGGGCGATAAGCTGCCCCGCATACCCTTTGTTAAATTCAAGCAGCCCAGAAAAAACTGCATTAGCGTTCTTCTCTTGAAGCTCCAGATCGCGCTTGCTGTTACAATTTTCATGCAGCCATTTTTCGAGCTTGGTTGCCCGTTCATAAACCTTCTTTTCGGCTTCCTCTTTAGTGATAGCTGTATTGCCATCATCATCTTCTGTTGGAAGTCCAGTTACAGATAACAGCCCATATCTCCGAGCGTAGGTTATAGCGCCCCCTAAAGACTGCATATCTGATTTTTTATATTGAAGATAAACCTTACAATTGAAGAAGTTACCTGTCTGGTGAACCATTTTTGTATCAATGTATTCTCCAAACTCATCAGCGCCGCCCTCTTGAACGACAGCGAACCCTTCCGCGTGGAAGGCGGGAAAAACCTTCTCTTGAATTTTATCAAGTGAAGCGTAGTTGTTCCCAAGGAAAGGGTTCTTGGCGCTTTTGATAGCGGCTTCCATATTTGCTTGCGCGATAGCAAAAGCTGTAATGTGATTGTTATTTTCCATCATTTCATCCTTAAACTTATTGATTGCGGCCCAGTCACCAAACTTACACCGCTGATTGTCTCACCTGATGTCAACAACCTTTTGATCGTTGCCTTGTCTGGGGTGACGGTTGTTTTGCATAATTGTGTTGGTATCTCCTTTTCATCTTCTATGAGCACACTTTGCGTTCCGTTGCGGAGCGAAACAGTGGCTAGGGGGTGGGGTATCTTCTTCTGACCCGTTGCGAGCAGAATAGATTTAAGGGCTCTCTTGAGACCCTCCTGACGCGCTCTGACAGCATCGCGGCGCTGTGTGTACTTTTTTATAATATGATCCAGCTTGGCCTCGTCACCTTCTGCATCCACAAGATCAGAAACGGCTGAACCAACCATATCCATAACGTCAGTTTCGCCATCAAGTGTATCCCAAAATGTTTCAAGATCATCCGCATGATCGGTGAGCATTTCAGAAATATATGTGAGAGTTCCAGTATCTATTCTCATGACCCATCCCTCTCGCCGTTCCAGTCATCGATTGCTTTAGCAAACGCATCGTCGATGAACGACATTGTTTGGGCGGGGAAGGTTGAGCGCAAATATTGTTCGTGAGTGATTTCGCCTAAGTCAGCTTTCTGACGAAGCTCGCCATCTCTTTTGATAATTTCATTGCAAAGTCTAATTTTTACAAATGACAATGGTGGCGTCTTGGTAATCTTCATTTTACATTTCCTCTACAAGTTAGAGCTTTACTTTCTTTTATATATGAGCAAAAGTAAAGCATAAATTTGCGATAAAGGAAAAAAAATGACTAACGCCGACCAGCAAAGGCTAGAGAGCATCAGGGGTGCCCTTGTTGACCGTAGGCTCAGGGTTGTGGCTTCGGAGATAGATATGACTTACGCGGCTCTTTCGAGGATCATGCGTGGCGGTCAGCCCTCAAGGAATACAATGTCCAAAATAGAAACCTATTTAGAAAGGACTTCATACCAAAAAAATGAAGCCGACAGCAGGGACTAACTGCAATCGGCTCCAAAGCAACTATGGGGAGGTAAACCCATATTTGTGTTTATAGCAATTTAAGTTTAAAAGGCAAGTGCAACAAAACAAAGTGAGGTAAAAAATGAGTTTTGAAGCTATTAACTGGGCGTGGAAGCAACGCGGCCTAACTTCAACGCAGAAGCTGACCCTTCTGGCTTTAGCAGACAGGCATAATCCAGACTTCGGATGCTTTCCAAGCATAAGTAAAATTTGCTCTGATACAGAGCTTTCGCGTTCAACTGTAATCCGTTGCACCCAATATTTACAAGACGCGGGCCTTGTTTCTAAGCAAAAAGCTCAGAGAAATAATGGTAGTGACACTTCAAATAGATACATTCTAGGGTTTGAGTTTGGGGTATCAGCGGAACACCCCCCCAGTGTCACTGAGACACCCCCCCCAGTTTCAGAAAGAAACCCCCATAACCAAGTAACTATAACCAGTAATAATAACCAATCTTATGATCAAATATTGAAAGAAGGTGGTTTTGATCTTTTTTGGGAATATTATCCAAGAAAAATTGGAAAGGGTGCTGCTAAGGCTTCATTCGTTAAGGCTGTGAAAAAAACAGGCGACGAATATTTAATCATTGAGAAAGCTGTAGCCTATGCAAATCACTGCATAAAAACCTTAAAAGACCCAAAATTTATTCCCCATGCAGCAACTTGGCTTAATCAAGGTAGATGGGATGATGAGCTTGAAGAAAGGTCAGGGTTTGAGGATCTTTCGACGCAGCAACAGATGGATGAAATCATGTCGGGCGTTATGGGCGTTGCAAATGGAGGCTTGTTAAAATGAAAAACCCACTGAACTATGAAGGGCGTAAGCATATTATTGCAATGTGGCTTAAAGATTTTCTAGCTAGATTTGAAGTTCCGAAAGCATATGATAAGATCAAGGCGCGTGAGGAAATGGTTTTTATGGTCGAGGATATAAATAGTGAGCTCCCCTCTAAAATGAATGAAAATTATCTGAAATCTGTTTTGGGAAATATGGCTCAACATATCAGGAAAAATAATATTTCGAGAACTTGGCCAACGATCAAAAATTTTATGACAGCGATCAAAGAAATTGAACGACCTGAACCGGAAATGGCAAGCGATCTTTCTGATTTTTCACTTGCACCCCTTGCTATTAATGCAAAGAGGATAAAACTTCGTGAACCCGTTGCTGACTACTATATCATTGGCGGGGGTGCTAATCAGCTTCTTGATCAGGGGTTAGTTTCACAGGTTGATATTGACGCTTACAAGAATGGTCTTGATATGATTTCAAGATAGAAGTACGATCCAGTGACAGGGGCTTAGACGCCTGACCCTCTGCTTCACAAACTTCCACCCCCTCCGGCTAGGTTACGCACTGCGACGAGGGGGTTTTTTTATTCCATTGCTATACTGTAAAAAAATCGGTACAAATTTGTCAGTATGTAAAAGGATTTCTAAATGGAAGATAATTATCAGCGGGAAATATTCACCTACAAAGATAGAAGCTTCATGGTTCGCTCTGAAACGCTCGACAGCTTTGTTGTTAAAGAAGTTTCGGGTAGTGAATATAAAAAATTAAACCTTCGATCTGAAGATGTATGCCTTGATTTAGGTATGAACATAGGTGTTTTTTCTGTGGTTGCTTCCGAAAAATGCAAATTTGTTTATTCATTTGAGCCAGAGCCAACAAATTTTGAGATCGCTAATCAAAATCTGCAAATGAACAATGTTAAAAATGTTAAGCCTTACAATGTCGCGGTCGTAGGAAATAACGATAAAGAGCGTTTTCTTTCAGTAAACAAAAAACAAAACAAAGGAACGCATTCGCTAATTGAAAAAAGAGGCAGATACTCAACTCCTGTCGCTTGCATGAACATCAATAAAATTATTGAGGAAATGAACCCGACAGTTTTGAAGGTAGATGTTGAGGGTGCTGAGTATGAGATTTTAACAGCTATCAAGCCAGAAAATTTTAAAAATATAAGAGAGATAATTTTTGAGTATCATCACGCGCACTTGAATGACATCAAAACAAAAGAGAAATACAAAAAATTGATAGCGTTTTTGAAAAGTGTTTTTTCAAACGTTGATTATAGACCGGAAACCAAGGGCGCTTGGGTTTCAAATGTTTACTGTTCAAAGGCTTAGGTGAAATATGAAAGTTGAAGAAATAAATCTATCTGAGATTAAACCTTATGAGTTTAACCCAAGAAAAAATGAAAAAGCCATCGAGAAGGTTGCGGCAAGTTTGCGTGAGTTCGGTTGGAAGCAGCCCATTGTTGTAGACGAGCAAAATGTTGTTTTAGCGGGCCACACAAGGCTGGCAGCGGCGATTTCTTTGAGTTATCAGGTTGCGCCGGTTGTTGTTGCTGAGGGCCTTACAGACGCGCAAAAGGCGGCTTATCGCATAGCGGATAATAAAACTGCAGAATATTCCGAATGGGACAAAGACCTTTTGCAGCAAGAGTTTTCAAGGCTGATGGAGCTTGATGCGGATTTAACATCAACTTCTTTTTCCTTAGAAGATATTGCCGGCTTCTCAGATGAATTTTTAGAGTGGGAAGATGATGATGATCAGTTTGAAAATGAAGAAAGTGAAGCGAGCGAAGAAAATTTGCTTGGTGAATTAAATTCCGCTCATGTCAAAATGGTGCTAATATACCTAAATACAGAAACAGAGCCAGTTTTCAGAGAAATGGCAGAAAAACTACAAGAACGTTTCGGTACAGAAAATTTGAGCGATACAATTTTTAAGGTCGTAGAAGATGGGTATAAAAATATTTGAAGCTAAAGCGCACGGTTCTTTTGAGGACTGGGCTGAACGTGCTGGAACCTTCATAGATGACAGCGAGATAGATCATATCATTGATTATGATTGTGATGCTTATGACGCCGATGGCAATCCTCTTTTTATGTTTAGAAAAAACGTCATCCCAAATTCTCTGTGTAAGGCTGCATATCAAAACCTGAGAGGCGCGGCGCAGCAAACGAACAACAGGGGCGATGCCGCTGGTGAGTTTGAAATTAAGGATGATCCCACGCTGCGGAACCATTCTCAGATGACAAAGCTCAAGGGGAAGCAAAAGAGATTTAAGGTTGTTCGGGAGGATGGCACCCTCTCAAAGCAGACACGCGCAAAAAATGTAAACTCAGGCATCGTAGGTTACTTCGATAGAACCTTACGCCACCCTTTTTGCCGCCAAACCGCGTGGACTGAAAAGAACTTTTCCCAGTTCCAAGGCGCATATCCTTACATAAAGAAAATATCGGACCTGTTTCAGGAGGCGTGTCCAGATCGTTGGGAGGCACAAAAGGGGGAAGCGGATAAAACCAATAAAGACTTTTTAATTGGGGATACGGTTTTCACCACCGTTACAGTAAACAAAAATTTTCGGACCGCAATCCATTGTGATGCGGGTGATTTTAAAGGTGGGTTAGGTAATATTGCTGTTCTGCAAACTGGAAAGTTTGATGGCGGCTTCACTTGCTTGCCAAGATACCGCCTCGGCTTCGATGTAAGGAACACAGACGTCTGTTTTTTCAATGTTCATGAATGGCATGCAAATACTGAAATACGCGCCACACGGCCATACGAGCGCGTCTCAGTGGTGTGTTATTATCGGGAGCATATGGGTAAGTGCGGAACCGCTAGTGAGGAGCTTGATATTATTAAAACACGGGAAGATTTAAAGGGTTTGAACGCTTAATGATACAAATTGCTATACCAACTCTAGGCAGATTAGATCGGCAAGTTACATATAAAGAAATACCAAAAGATTACTGGAACTTTATTTGCCTTTGGGTTCAAGAGCACGAGTTTGATGAGGCCAAACAAAAGCACCCAGACGTCGAAGTTCAGTGTTTGCCATCGGGAACCAAAGGGATTGCCCTAACTCGAAAAATTATTGCGCAGAATTACGCGGGAAAGCGGCATTGGGTTTTAGACGATGACTTAAAATTTGTCAGGATGGACGCGGAGCTTAAAGCTCAAAAGATGCAACCAAAAAACTGGCAAACCTTGTTCGAGCAAATCAGTAAGGTTCTCGACGGTGGGTATATTCACGGCTCCCTTTCAACCCACAACACGCCACCGAACCCTAAGCCACTAAGCTTCAACACAAGAATGTATACCAACGTGTTTTACGGTGAGAGGTTTGACCCGTCAAAAATAGATTGGGGGGAGCAGTACGAACTGATGCCAGAAGATTTCTATGTAAATTTGCAGCTGCTCACTCGCGGCTTCCAGAATGTTGTATTTAATCACTACCGAGTGAACCCAAGCGCAACTAATGCGAAGGGTGGATGTGAAACCTACAGAACGATTGAGCTACATAATCGTGGACAGGAAATCCTAGCGGAAAAGTTTCCAAAATTTGTACAGGTTTACAAGAAAGTTCAAACAAGTGGACCTTGGGCGGGTAAGGAAAAGGCGGCGCTCAAAATAAAATGGAAACAAGCATACATGAGCTCCAAGACCAAAGGCTAGTATTTTTTGCTATAATCGCTATATTGAGACAGTGATTGGGAAAAACTGATAACGGTAAGCAATATGACTGAAAAAATTACGGATCAAAAACTTGAGGAGCTAAGGCTTGAATATGTTGAGGGTATTGAGGACGCCGAAGGGGTCAGATCATACCCAACCGTCGATGCACTGTGTAAGTCACACAACGTTTCAAGAGCAACGCTTTACCGCAAATCAGTAAGCCAAGATTGGCAGCAGCAAAGGAACCAGTGGCAAGCTGTTTTCAATTCTGAGCGAAATAGGGTCAGGGCTGAGAGGTTTGCAAAGCAAGGTGAAAGGCTTGACAGCAAAGCTTTATTTATCGCTCAAGGAGTTCTGAGTTCCTTAGGTCGAAAGGTCAGAACCACACTTGAGGCAGAGGAAAACGGCGTTGAGGAATTATTTTTATCCCTCACAGAAATGAAAGATTTAACCGAAGCGGGTTTGAAGGCCCAAAAGATGGGGAAGCTGGCGCTTGGTGAAGCTGGTGAGATAACGAAAGTAACAACTGATGAACATATCCCCGCAAGTCTCTCAAGAATTATTGAAGAACTGGACGAGCTTGCCGCGTCAAAGTCACAAGGGGCTAACGTCACTATACAGTGATTGGCTCGATACAGCGCGGGATAGCCAGCTCACGCCCAAAGGAGACTGGGCAGTATGGTTAATTTTAGCTGGGCGCGGTTGGGGCAAGACAAGAACAGGAGGCACTGACGCGGCTTTATATGCGCTCAAAAACCCCAATGTAAGGGTGGCGGTAGTTGTTCCTACGTTTGGTGATTTGAAGCGAGTTGCCTTTGGGGGTGAGAGTGGAATTTTGTCATTCCTTCCAAGAGAATGCCTTTTGGCTGGAAGGGGTCAAGGTTACAACAGTAGCGCCCAAGAAATCAGACTTTTTAATGGTTCTATAATCCAAGGGTTTTCTGCGGCAGAGCCTGAGCGATTACGTGGGCCTCAGTTCCATCGCGCTTGGTGTGATGAGATAGCTGCTTGGGTTTACCCAGAAGCTTTTGATCAGTTAATGTTTGGGTTGCGCCTTGGCGATAATCCTCAATGCGTAATAACAACAACGCCAAAGCCAAACCAGATCATCAAAAATTTGCTGAAAAGAAAGGGAACGGCTGTCACGAGGGGTTCGACATTTGAAAATCAAGAAAATCTAGCGGCGGCGGCTCTTGAGCAACTTAAAGAAAAGTATGAAGGTACAAGGCTGGGACGCCAAGAGTTATATGCTGAGGTTTTAGATGATATTGAGGGTGCGCTCTGGAACCATAGGATTATTGAGCAAGCTAACCTTGATGAGCAGAATGCACCCCAGATGAAAAGAATAGTTGTTGCTATTGATCCTGCGGTAACTGGAAATGAAAACAGCGACGAAACTGGGATCGTTGTTGCGGGCCGAGGCGTTGACGAGAGGTTCTATATTTTAGATGACAGATCACTCAGGGGTTCACCTGACACTTGGGCGCAAGCGGCGGTGTCTGCTTTCAACGAATGGAAGGCAGATAGAATAGTTGCGGAAGTAAACAACGGTGGCGATTTGGTTGAAAAAGTGATAAGAACTATAGATAGAAGTGTTCCCTACACCCCCGTCAGGGCGTCGAGGGGTAAGATATTAAGGGCAGAGCCCATTGCGGCGCTGTATGAGCAGGGTAAGGTTTCGCATTGTGGTGTATTTAGGGAGCTTGAAGATCAAATGACTAGCTACACTCCGCAGTCAAAGAAATCCCCCGATAGATTAGACGCTTTGGTTTGGGCGCTTACTGAGTTAAACAGGTCAACAGGGCAACCCGTCTGGAGAATAAGTTAATGGGCATCTTAGACAATATTGCGGCTGCATTTGGCAGAGGTCAAACCTTTGAGCGTAAGGAAGCGCCACAGGTTCATATCAGTGGCCCCACATACAGCGGAACAAAAAAAGATAATTTTAAAACTTTTGCTCAAGAAGGGTATAAAGAAAACGCAATCGTTTACCGTTGCGTTAATGAAATCGCTAACGGGGCAGCTTCAATCCCTTTTTGTGTTTATCAGGGCGATATAAAGCTTGAGGCACATCCTTTGATTTCACTACTTGCGCGGCCAAACCCACTACAAGCTGGCGTTGAGTACTTCCAAAGCCTTTATTCTTACTTGCTTTTGTCTGGAAACTCTTATGCACTGCAATCAGATGTTAACGGCGCTCCGAGAGAGTTGCATATTCTGCGCCCAGATAGAATTGAAATCGAGCCAAGTAGCACGGCAATCCCAAAGTCTTACAAATACAAGCTTGGACAAGAGGTAGTGAAAACCTACCCCGCCGATCCAGTAACGGGAGCCGCAGAGGTAAAGCATTTTAAGCTCTGGAACCCTCTTGACGATTATCAGGGTCTTTCCCCCCTAGCGGCGGCGGCTCTTTCTATTGACCAGAACAACATGGTTTCGAAGCACAACATTGCGCTGTTAGCAAATGGTGCCAGACCATCAGGGGCAATAGTTTTCAAGCCAGCAGACGATGCGGGAAATAGACTTTTACTCACAGATAGCCAGCGCGAGCAGTTACAAAGTGATTTGGCAAATCGCTTCAAGGGCGTAAACAACGCGGGTCGCCCCATGCTACTTGAGGGTGATTTTGAATGGAAAGAAATGGGCATGTCGCCAAAGGACATGGATTTTATGAACCAAGCGAACATGACCGCGAAAGATATTGCGCTTTGTTTTGGGGTTCCTTCTCAGCTTATTGGTATTCCAGACGCTCAAACCTATGCAAATGTTCAAGAAGCGCGTCTGGCGCTTTATGAAGAAACCATTATTCCCTTGGCGCGTAGGATTGAAAGCGATTTAAACGAATGGCTGGCCCCAGCGTTTGGTGATGATATATCGATTTTATATGATATTGACGCCATCCCAGCCATGACAGAGCGGAGGCGTAGAGTTTATGAAAATGTTACTTCGGCGGTTAGAGATGGAATTATCTCACGTAATGAAGCGCGTGAAAGATTGGGCCTTGAACCCATCACAGGAGGTGACGAAGTCTTCATTGCCGCAAACCTCTTCCCATTGGGTGGTCCAGAAGTGGCGGCAGACGAAGGGCAAGACCCAGAAGAAGCAGGTAAACAAGCCTACGGCGAAGAAGAAATAAAAAAAAAGAGTGAAGTAGCCAAGGACACTTTTACAACCAGAGCCGAAGCATCGGATCGCGCCGCACAAATAGGTTGTGTTGGAAGTCATCAGCATACAGTTGACGGAACCCTTGTATTTATGCCGTGCGATACTCATGGTGAATACGAGGATCTCATAGGTGATAAAAGGAATTATCCTGATCGGTACGTAAGTCCAGATGATATGCGTCATCGGGAAAAGGAAAAATCCCACCATGATGATGAAGAAGATGACAAGGCTGAAAGTGATGTAAATACAACGCCAACGGACGCGATGGCTTCAAACGCAACTCGCGGTCTTGCGCTTCGCAAGGAATATGGGCGCGGCGGCACTCAGGTCGGTGTGGCTAGGGCAAACCAGCTTAAAACGAAAGAGCGGCTTAGCCCCAGAACCGTCCGTAGAATGCATAGTTACTTCTCAAGACATGAGGTTGACAAAAGAGCAGAGGGCTTCCGCAGGGGCGAGGCTGGTTGGCCCAGTGCGGGATTGGTTGCTTGGTTGCTTTGGGGTGGAGACGAGGGGCAGTCTTGGGCTGCACGTAAGGTTCGGGAGCTAGATAAAGAGCGTGATAAGGCTGACGAGTTGGTTTCATTTATGGAAGATTTGCCGCTTGAGGAAAAAGCGCCAGCGAAAATTTCAGAAGCGGTCAAAAAAGGTTTAGCGGAAAAAGTCAAAGACCATAACGAAAAGCATGGCGATAAAAAAGGCAAGAGGGTCACTCAGAGGATGCTGGAGGCGGTGTTTCGTCGAGGCGTGGGGGCTTACAACACAAACCCATCTTCAGTGCGCCCTAGCGTCAGTTCTGCCGACCAGTGGGCTTATGCGCGGGTAAATGTATTTTTGGGGGCCGTAAGAACGGGAAGGTTCAAGCGGGGGAAGTTTGACACTGATCTTTTGCCAGAAGGCCACCCGCTCAAATCCAAAAAGAAAAACTAGATATAGTTTTCCACGAGGCCAAGCTCGACATCATCATAGATACCAAAAGGCTTTGAAAGCGAGCCGCCTTCCTTCACCATGCGAACAGCAAAAGTGATCGCGTTGTGATTGGCAAGCCAGCGGTAACCTCGCGCCATTGCCACTTGGTGTGTAACGGCGTCAAATTCTATAAGCCGATCTTCGTCGAGTGACGGGACTTCGATGTGAACGACAAATTTATTTTCGCCGTTGAAATGAATATTGCCTTCCAGTCGATTAAGGCGCATTTTAGCGGCTTCGGGGGAAAGTAAAAATTTAAGAGAATGTGCCATGTTACCTCCAATGGCTGTGGGGCCGAAGCCCCTGTTGATTAACGGCGGCGCAGTTTGCCTTCACGGCGTAGGCGCTCCATAGCGTAGGTCATGCCCTGATCGGCATAGTAGTTTTCCCGCTCAGGGTTCCACCCCCGCATCGCGTTCTGGGCTTGGCGGCAATCGCTAATGATGTAAGACAGCGCATCGTCATCGACGGTCTTAGCGTGGGCTTCCCACTTGTTGAACTCTGATGCAGTTGCTCCTGACATATCACGCCTCCTCACGCTGTCTTTCTTCCAGTTTTCAAATTGTATTCAAAACGCAATCCACCCAAGCAGTCGCGGCAACGAATATAATCAAAGTAACCTTGAGCCTTCATTGCGTTATGAACTGCCTTTCCATCGGCTGCGTTGCTCACAGTATCGACCCACTGTTCTGGGCCGCCGTCTTTGATCCCGAAAATTTTGTAACTTCTACGTGCCATTTTTTTCTCCATTTGGTTGGGGGCTTTCGCCCCCGATTGATTAATCCCAGATAATGTCTGATCCGCGTTTCTTGATAAGCGAAAGAATTTGTTTGAAATAAGCATCCTCCCAATCTTTTCCTAACTCAGTTTCTAAGATGTTCCGAAACTTTGCTGCGCAGTGGGTAGTGCCAGTGCGGCCAATATACTTGCTGCTTTTATCAAGTGCGGTTTGAAAAACTGTGTTGATCATCTGAACTTCCTCCGTTGCTATACATTCTGTATGCTCTATTTTTTTATATATGTAAATACTTAATTTACAAAAAAGTTACATAATGACAAAAAAAGGGGCCGAAGCCCCACAATTTTAGATATACTAAAGGTTCAATGTTTGAGTGGTGAAACCCTGATTGCTTGCTCTAAAAGGGCAACTGCATAATCTTTATCAAGCTCCGCGAGCTCATCTTCCCACTGGCTAATGGTCATTACATCTGTGGGGATAACCTTCACTGAAATGCAGTTTGACGAATGAGCGGCCATTATATAGGCCATGGCATCGGCTGGACGGTTTACATCACTCACGATGTAGTCATCGCCGCCTTTAAATTTCCAATAAGCGTTTCCGCTTGAAAACTTCCCATCGGTGTCGTGAGCGCCGTAGTTTTCCAGAGTTTGAGTTTTAACGATAAAATCCATTTTTTTCTCCATTGGTTGGTGGGGGCCGAAGCCCCCGATTGATTACTTAATCTTGATGAGCGTTCTTTGGTGAAGGCATTGGACGTTATAGCCTCCTGCCAAGATGGTATTTATTGAAACAACATTCCCATCAATTATGAAAGTTCCCTCATACCCATCACCACAAGATACAAGTTCAAAGTCTTGGATTTCAGTGATGCTTTTTTTGGTAAGCGCTTTGATGATGCGGTTGTTTCGGTTTGCAATCAGGTTATCAATATTTTTGCGAACAACTTCTTCAATCTTGTTTGTATAAGCTAAAAGATTGTACCATGTTTTGCCGCCTGCGATTTCAAAAAGAATTTCGTAATTCATTTGGCGGGTGTTGTTCTTTTCTGCCCACATTTCTGTGATTGCAGATTTTCGTGCTTTGGCCCATTTCAGTTGGCGCTCGAACATTTGAGCGTCTAAACCGGAGAAAGCTTTTTTAATCTGATTTTCCATTTGATCTACCTAGTTTTAAAGTTGCTATACATTTTGTATGCCTGTCTTTTTGGTAAATGTAAATACCATATTTACAAAAAAATGCAGTTAGACCAAAAAAAAGTTTAATGCTATAACAGGGCATGGGGTTTCCAGTATACATAAAAGCGGGCGCGAGCCGAGTTTCCATTGCCAAGGAGATCAGGGAGGTCAGCCGCCTTCGCCTTCAATTTGAAAAGCAAATGGCAAGAAAGATGGAAAGCCTTTTTAGAACAGCGGGAAACAGAGCCGCCGCTGCGTATGAGGCTGGAACAAGCGTAGAGAATGCAAACGTCACTTTGCAATCTGAAGTTGGCGCGGTCTTTCGGGCTTCTTATGCGGCTGTTATAGAAAAATTTGCACAAAGGGTTGTCGAAAACCGTAAGAGAGCAACACAATTTGAAGCTTTGGTGTTCCAATACTACGCTAAAGAAGGCGCAAGCAAGGTCGTGGGCGTCACCCAAACAACAAAAAATAAAATCAGACGGGCGATTGAGGTCGCGGATAATGAAGCTTTGGGCGTTGGGCCGACCGCCAAGCTCATAAAAGAGTACACAGGAGGGGCAATGGGCCGAGCAAGGGCCACTACCATAGCTCGGACAGAAACCCACGCAGCAGCGTCCTATGCGACTGACGCGGCCACAAGGGAGCTTAACCTTCCCTCACAGAAAAAACGGTGGGTTTCAGTTAGTGATGCTAGAACCAGATCGGGTCATGCGGCGGCTAATGGGCAAGAAGTAGGGATTGATGAGCCGTTCCTTGTACCCTTCAATGGTCAAACCATAAAGATGAAATACCCTCATGACGGAAGTGGAGGGGCGGGCAACAATATAAATTGCAGGTGCCTCGCGGTTTACTTTACCGATGAGGACGCAATTTTTGATGACGTTCCCGTTTCCCAACCGCCACCGCCGCCGCCGCCACCCGCTCCATTTGAACCTTTTGCGCCTTTACCCGTTGGTCGTGAGGTGTTGCTTCCGATAATTAAGGGGGTAAGAAACGAAGATTTTCCTACGGTTTCAAAAGAAGAAAGCCTAGCAAGCCTCAGAAAGCAGCTCAAAGAAGCCGATGAGCAACCAAACCAAGCTTTGCGTGCAGTTTATCAAGGTCGCAGTGAGAATGATTTTGCAGCAATCCAAGGCGGGGCCTCACTTACAAAAGAAGCTGCTACTGCAATCGCTATTGTAAATCAGGAACTTAATTACTTTTCTGATCTTTTTGGCATCCCAAGGGTAAGGGGCTATAAGAAAATAAACGGATCAGGTTCTCAATACGGGCAAACGATAGCGAATATGGGTGATGGAGTTATGGGCTTCAACACCGATTATTTCAACAAGTGGGGTGGAGATATAAACACCTCTAATGATGCAAGCCTCGTTCAAAAACGAACTGATTTGAAAGCTAAAATAGATAAATTAGATATTGAAGTACTAGCGGCTCGCGGGGCGGTCTTAGACGCAAGAAATGATGGTCTCGACGATACGGATGCGCTTGACAGGTTCAACAAAGCCACAGACGAGCTTTGGGAATTAAAACGTGAATATGCTTCAATCTCGCTGCCAACGGTGACAGATTACAAACTCGGCGGCGAGGGGAAAAAGCCTTGGACTGTTGAAAAGTATTCAACTGGTGGAATGGATTATTTTAGATCAACTATGTATCATGAGTTTGGGCACCAAATCCATCAAACTTATAAGCGGCGCGTTTCTGAAAGGGGTAGGGTTTCCGCATCAGACAGACCATTTGAGGATGAACTCAAAAAGCGTTGGCTCAAAGTTTATAGGTTAAAGAAAAAACGTTCAAAAGAATTTGCTAGTCGGTACGCTGAAACGAGCGCCTTTGAATGGTTCGCGGAGAGCTTTGCGTTGTGGGCTTCTGGGCAAACAGACAAGGTAAATCCTTTATTCCTTGAAATGATACAGGAGATCATTGATGACGCAAAGCGCGGATAGAATTTTTGAAATAGTTTCTCAGGAAAAAATAACAAAGGAAGATTATCTTGAAATGAAAGCTGAGTGCGTTGGCCTTGAAGTTGATGAGTATGGTTTGATTGAAATGGTGGAACGTAGGCTTGGTGATTTACGTTTGAGGCGCGAAATTGATTTTTGACCGCATACTGGAAAAGAAAATCTATCTATGGTAAGTTGCGTTCACAAGTTAAAACTCAACGGACAGCGGTTTGCTTGTCCATGCATGGCAAGTAAGACCCAAAGGAAATTGATATGAGTGACGATATTGAATTCAAAGATGAAACGCTGGACGTCAGGTTTGACATTAAAGCGATGGAAGATGAAGAAAAAGGCGAGTTCAGCGGATACGGCTCAATCTTTGGAAACAAAGACCTTGGCAATGATGTTGTCGTTGAGGGCGCTTTCGCTAAGTCAATCGGCCGCAAGGGCGCTAAGGCTGTAAAGATGCTTTACCAGCACCGCGCAGATGAACCCATCGGGGTCTTTGATGAGATCATAGAGGATCGTCGTGGGCTCAAGGTAAAGGGCCGCTTGGCTATGGGAACCCAGCGGGGCCGCGAAGTTTATGAATTGATGAAAATGGGCGCGATTGATGGCTTGTCTATCGGTTACCGCGTCGACGCAAAGGGCTATGATTATGACGATAAGGGCAAGCGCCGTTATTTGAAATCAGTAGACCTTATGGAGATTTCTGCCGTGACCTTTCCTATGAACCCCAAAGCTAGGGTTTCAGCGGTAAAGAGCGACAGAACAGTCCGTGAATGGGAAGAAGTCCTGCGGGATGCAGCGGAACTTTCCAGAAGCGAGGCGAAGGTTGCAGCTTCGGCTGTAGCAAAGGCACTGGAACAGCGGGATGCTGGCGCTCAGGAAATGCCTTCTGAACTGGTAAGCGAGTTAGATCGCCTAACCAATATCCTTAAATCCTAAACAGAAAGGTTGATTGTCATGGATGATAATCTCAAAACTTATCTGGAAGGACTGAACGGTGCTTTTGAAGAATTTAAAGCAACAAACGATCAGCGCCTTGCAGAAATCGAAAAGAAAGGCGATGCCGATCCGTTGGTTGAAGCCAAATTGTCAAAGATCGAAGCCGATCTTGACCGCTTTGAAACTGTAAACCAAAAGCTGGTTCAGCAAGAAAAAGCTTCCGAAGGTTTCGCTGAGAAACTTGACGGCATTGAAACTCTTTTGAAGCGTCCAAACTCTGGCGTTGAAACCAAGAACGTGGATATTGCTGTTAAGGCTTGGGACACTTTCATGCGTAAGGGCAACGAAGGCTTAGACGCCGACGAAGTTAAAGCGTTGACTGTTGGAACAGCCGCCACAGCGGGTAACTTGGCTCCAGAGGAATATGTTGCTGAGTTAATCAAGATCGTAACTGAAATCTCACCAGTTCGTTCTGTTGCTCGCGTTCGCGCTACAACCTCCAAAGAAATTGAAATCCCAACAAAGGATGCAAATTTCGCGGCGGCTTGGACTGCGGAAACTGGCACACGCTCAGAAACCACTGGTTATTCAACAACCTTGAATACTATTGCCACTCATGAGCTTTACGCTCTGGTCGATATTTCTTCAATGTTGCTGGAAGATAGTGCTTTCAACATGGAAGCAGAAATGAACCAAGAGTTCGCAGAGCAGTTTGCTAAGGGCGAAGGCGCAGCGTTCATTGCTGGTAATGGCACAAACAAGCCAACAGGTATCACAAACGGGAACACCGTTGCCCACACCGCCACAGGTGCAGCATCAGCGGCAATCTCTACCGATAACCTGATGGACTTGGTTCACGGCTTGAAATCAGAGTATGCGGCCAACGCTACAATGATGTTCAACCGCGCAACTTTGGGCATAATCCGTAAGTTGAAAGACACAGCGGGCCAGTACATTTTCCAAACTGGTTTCTCTGGTCAGTCTGGCGCTCCAAACACAATCATCGGTATCCCATATGTGGAAGCCCCTGATGTAGCAGATGCGGCTTCTGGCGCGAAATCTGTTCTAATCGGTGACTTCCGTCGCGGATATATGATCGTTGATCGTGTTGCGCTTTCAGTATTGCGTGACCCATACAGCCAAGCGGCAACGGGCCTTGTCCGTTATATCGCTCGCCGCCGTGTCGGTGGTAAAGTGGTTCTTGCCGAAGCTATGCGCGTTCTGAAACACGCAACTTCATAAAGAGCAAACGAGGGGAGCGTCCACCCGCCCCCCTCACCCTTCAAGGAGTGGATCTATGAAGCAAGTACAAATGATTTATAGCGTGGCTGGTGAAAGCAACGCATCAGGAACAGAAGCCCGAAAATATATGGTGGGCGAGGTTCTGCCTTTAGATAAGCCTTGGCAAAAGAAACTGGCGAAGTCTATGATTGAACGCGGCGCAGCCATTGAGGTGCAGGGCAACGCGGGGCCAGAAGAAACAAAAGCCAAGCGCAAGAAAGCCCCTGCAAAAAAATAAGGGGGCATCATGCCAAGAAATATTAATTCGACAATCAAGACAGCTTTGCTTCAACCAGAGGTAAAGCTTTTCTATGCGATTGAGTTGAACTTCTACAATCCAAGCACAAGCGCCGCCGCGCCCCTTCGGTTTTGGACGGGGGTGGGAACGACAACCCTTAACAGTCAAACTTATTATGGCACTGGGGAATTATTGCAAATATCTGGGCTTGAGGAAGTGGCTGATTTAAAGGCCACAGGCATAAGTTTGACTTTATCGGGCATCCCTACCTCAATAGTTACTGCGGCGCTCGCTCACGAATATCACGGGCGCTCAGCGTATGTTTATTTTGGGGTGCAGGGAAACGCGAACCTGACTAATATGTTTGAGGGCTATATGGATCAGCTTTTAATCCAAGATGGCCCAGAAACATCTACGATCCAAGCCAAGCTTGAAAGCAAGCTTATTGATTTGCAGCGAACAAGGCCATTTAGATACACTCAAGAAAGTCATTCAAACCTTTATTCTGGTGATACGTTTTTTTCTTTTGTTGAAGATTTGCAGGACAAGAAAATAGATTGGGGCAAAGGTGTTGAATGAAATACCAACAGGAATTTTTATCTTCTGTTTATATTGAGATCCAAGCTCTCATTCAGCTTCACTGGGAGCAAATTGCGCTCAATCAAGACGAAATCAAACTCAATCCTGATTGGGATCAATACGAAGCGGCAGAAGCGCAGGGCATTTTAAAGGTATTTACTGCCCGTGATGATGGGGTTTTAGTTGGGTATTTTGTGGTTCTTGCACAAAGATCAATGCACTACAAAGACCATATTTTTGCTTATAATGATGTTTTGTTTTTGCACCCAGAATATCGAAAGGGTTTAGCGGGGATGAAGCTTTTGAAGGTGGCTGAGAAATTCCTTAAAGAAGATGGCGTTTCTGTTTTGATTGTGAATACGAAGATCCACAAACCATTTGATGCGCTCCTTGATAGAATGGGTTATACTCATATCGAAAACAATTTTTCTAAAAGGTTGAACTGATGGCGGTAGTAGGTGCGATTGTTCTTAGTGCAGCGGGTGTCACGGCAAGCGCAGCGGTCACTTACGCGGTAGGGGTTGCCGTTGTCGCAACTGTCAGCGCCGTTGCCCTTAGCGCGGCCCTTGATGATAAACTGAAAGGTTTAAATCAAGGCGGGGCTTCTAGGGGGCTAACAAACCAGATTGATCCAGTGGGGGATTTTGACCTTGTTTATGGAGAAACCAGAAAAGGCGGCTTAATCACATATGCAGAAGTAAGTTCTGACAATAAATATTTGCACAGATTTTTAATTTTAGCTGGGCATGAAGTCGACAGTATCGGTGATATTTATATACAAGATGAAATCGTCAGTTTCGCCTCTGGTTCAGAGGGTTATGTGACCACTGGCGCGGGTGGAACAAACTGGAACCAAAAAATTTATATTAAGAAATTTACAGGCTCCCCAACTCAGAATGTTTATAGCGATCTTCAAAGCCTGACCCACAAGCCCACGGATATAAACAGCACGTTTAAAGGGCAGGGGATTGCTTGCCTTTATATAAGGATGGAATATGACGCCGATACTTTCTCAGGCGGCACTCCACTGATAACCGCAAAGGTTCGCGGCAAAAAGGTCTATGACCCAAGAAAAGACAGCACCAGTAGCGCTTACGATAATTCTCTAGGGGTTAGCACCCACAGAACCAATGACCCCACCACATGGCAATATTCTGACGAACCAGCGCTTGCTATTAGGGATTATCTTACTTCTGATTTTGGCGTTGGTGCAGAGCAAACATCTATTGACGATGATATGATCGCAACAGCGATCGCAGCTTGCGCCTCAACGGGTACATCTGGCGTTGAGGAAAACTCTTTCAAGATAAATGGAACCGTTACAACTGGGGGAACCCCGCAACAGAATTTAAATGCGTTTATGACAACGCTGAACGGAACCTTATTTTATGGTCAAGGTAAGTGGCGGCTTTTAGCTGGCGCGTACACTTCACCAGACGCATCTGTAAGTGGGGCAAACGCTTTTGGGTATGACGATATTATCAGTGACATCGGCGTCTCCACGCGCTTCTCACGGCGTGATACGGTAAACACAGTTAAGGGAACATTTATAGATGGGTCGGCTAGTGGAAGATATATCCCTACAGATTACCCACAACAGCAGATCCCAAGTCTTTCAGAAGATAATGGTCAAGAAAGTGTGCTTGATCTTACGCTTCCATTAACAACTAACAGTGCAACGGCGCAGCGTCTTGCGAAACAGGTTCTTTTTGTTGGCCGCGAGCAAATATCTGTTACAGCGACATTTACACTTGAGAAAGCTTTTTCTGTTCAAGTGGGAGATACAATAGAATTAAGGTTAAAAAGATATGGCTGGATAGAAGATCCAGAAGAAACAGACCCAACCCAACAGCAAGGAAAGCAGTTCAAGGTAATGGGTTGGAAGATGAGCGGCCTTGATGGCTCTAATCCTTCTGTGAGTTTGAACCTACAAGAAACCTCACCTACCGTTTATCAATGGTCAGTGAGCGCGGATGAATATCAAGCCATTACGCATAATAACACAAGCCTTGGTGATAACACTTCTGGGCTGGCAATATCAGGTTTGGCAGCTACCCTTGCCTCAACATTGCAGACGGATGGGACCACAATGTCGCGGGTTGTCCTTTCGTGGAACGCAGTTTCAAACGCTCAGATTAGACACTATGAAGTGCAGTGGAAGCCGAGCAGTCTTTCAAATTATTCCTCAACGATTGCGCCAAATAACGCCATAGAGATCGAACCCTTAACGGCGGGTACAACCTACAATTTTCGCGTCAGGGCTATTACGGTCAACGAAAACGCGGGGGCATACGCAACAATCAATGCAACGGCGGTAAAGGATACAACCGCTCCTGATATTCCAAGCGCCCCAACCGTAACGGCGGGCGTAAAGCAATTAGAGGTTTCATGGAAAGGATATAACTTTCCATCTGATTTTGCTTCTATGGAAGTTTACCATAGCACTTCAAGCAGCGGCACATATTCTTTGATTGGAACATCTGCGGGTACTAGCCTTGTTCATAGTGGGCTTACGCAGAACACAACTCATTATTATAAGCTTCTTGCGAAAGATTTTTCTGGAAACCCTCCTACGACTACACCCCAAGAAATAGCCGCTAAGCTATCCCCAGCGGGAAGCGGAACGGTTGCGGCTGATGTGCAGGGATTAACAGGTGTCCCAGTAATGACATCGAATGCTTATTATAACTCTACAAGCGATACCACCCCAAACCAAAATGGCAGAATATATTTTGGTGTTTCTGCGTCAGATCCAGATACCCAAGCAAGCGATGGACCATTCCCCTCAACTATTTATATCAGATTGGACGAAGATGGCCGCGCACTCGCTAGTGATCTCTCAAGCCTAATAAATTTAGACACTGATCTAACGCAAGCTGTAAGCACAGGCGGCAGCGGAATTTTAATCTACGAAAATGATCAAAATTGGGGTTGGTATACTCCATCTGGAGTAGCGGGAGGTTTTTCTACATCAGGCGGTTATTACTTTATGGAAGGCACTTTGCAATCTTCCGAGGGTAATATTGATGTGCTTTCTCAATGGTATAGGATTGGCGTAGGCAAAAAGGGTGCACAAGGGCAAAGCGGTCTTATAGTTACGCTAAACGGGTCGGATATTATTGTAGAAAATATTGATCCAAGAGATAACACCTCTACAGTCCAAGCCGCATTAAACACTGCTTTCTTGGCCGCAAATCCATTACTTTCTGCAATGAGCGACATCCCAGATAATGCAGTCATTTGGGCAAGGTTCGTAAATAGTGCCGATACAGAATACGCAGCGGGTCGCGCCCCTACGCAATTCAGCGCAAGAAAGTGGGTTTATGCTGATCAAGATTGGACTGATAATGCAGCTACGTTTGAAAATCCCGCTATTTTCTCGCCTCTTGTTATTGCAGCGGAAGCTATAGTTAATCACCAAGACGCAATTTCAATTACTGCTGAACAATTAACCATTGCTCATAATATTAATTATCTTGATGGCGGCGGCTGGAAAATAGGAAAAGACAACTACGCCGATACCGCAGATGGATTGTGGATTGGGAACCCAGCGGGTACAAGTGAATTTGCACTTGCAACGGGAGCCAATTCAGGAACCGCAACAGAGCATGGCATTCTTTTTGACATAAATGAAACGAAGCTTATAAACCCGACGATTATGTCTGGTACGGGATCGCTGCAATCTGCAGTAAGTGTTGCAAGCAACATTTCAAATGTTCAAATAAGTGATAGCAACGGCAAGCTTCCATCTAATACATCGCTGCCAGTAACCGCACTATCAATTTCAGCCGTAGGCGGCGGCGGTGGGGGCAAGGGTGCAGAAGGTGGAGCAAATGGATCTAATGGCAGCAATACTGTTTACACTCTAACGGGTTCATATTTAGGCGCGGCGACTTCTACTATTGTATCAGTTACCGCATTAGGCGGTGCTGGTGCGACTTCAACCTATTCTTGGTACGGTCAAGCGGGTGTAAATAGCAACTTTGCATCTGGTGGTACAGCCGCAAATGCAAGCTTTGGGAGTGGTGGTAATGGTTCTCAAGGTTCTGGCGGCGGCGGCGCGGGGGGTAGACAGCCTTCGACATTTACAAGCTCAACTGTTGGCGGTTCTGGCGGTAGCGCGGGAACCAATTCTACTGATTTTATTGAGCTGGCTGGATATACAGATGTTCGTTTGACGATAACTTTAGGGAGCGGTGGCTCTGGGGGAGCAAGCGCAAGGTTTAGCGCATCTGGGGGGGATGGCGGTGCTGGCTTTG